CTCTGCGCAGTTGCTCATGCGAGACCTTGGCGCGGTCGTTGGGGAAGTCGCCCCGGAAGCCGCCGCCGCCGCTGCTCCCAGGCTTGAGATCACGGTCGAAGATCGCCGGCAGTCCTGAGCCGCTGCGGGTGTTACAAAGTGTGAAGCCTGGGGCGTTGCGACCTAGCCGCGGCCCCAGGCTTCGCTATTGTGTGAGGGTACCGGGCACACCACGCCATGAAACGCACCATCGCCGCCCTAGCTCTCCTGGCCCTTGCAGCGTCCACCGCTAACCTCCCCCTTGCCGTGGCACTTGCGGCTGGCGGGCTGGCGATCGGTGCCACGGTTCCGGCGGACTAGTTCAAACCTACCACGTTACAGTGTGTTACAGGTTGACCGCTCGCCGGGCTTCTTGTGTGCTACAATTAAAGAGTCAACAAAGGGAGACCACCCCATGAACAACACCCCCGCCGCTTGGAACGCCCTTCGCTCCAAAGTCCAGACCGCAACCGCCCAGCTCACTGACGCCCAGCTCACAGGCAAGGTGGCCAGCCTACAGCGCCGCTGGTGTGATCACCGCCGGGCCGCTACCTGGGACGTGTTACAGGAGCTTTACACGGAGCAGCACCGCCGCCGGTGGGCCTGAGGCGAGACTGATAACCATTCTCAAAGCCGGGGGGAGGCTCCCGGTTTTTTGGCGTGCCAGGCGGGGCCCAGGGAACCTACTGATACATTCCAAATTCCTTCTCCTGTATCACACCGGGGGCAGGGTTGCGATTCTGCCGGGACGCGTCCGCTAGGCCCCAAAAAATACGCAAGTGATAGGATAAAATACAGCCTGTGAAGGACATCTCCCATGTGGAAACCGATTCGCGGCTACGAAAACTCCTACGAAATCAGCGAGTTCGGTCAAGTCAGCTCCTTGGAACGCATCGTGACCTACACCCGCCGTGACGGTCGCCGGATCCAACGCCATTACCCAGCCAGATTGCTCAAACCGGCCCTGAACAGCCGCGGCTACGAAATCGTCACACTCTGTGACGCCAATAACGACCACCACACCTACGCCATCCACCGCCTGGTGCTGGAGACATTCTGCGGCCCCAAACAACCCGGCCAGGAGTGCCGCCATCTCGACGGAAACATCCGCAACAACCACCTCGCCAACCTTCGCTGGGGCACATCCGCCGAAAACATGGCAGACAAAATCACCCACGGCACTTGGGTCCGCGGCAGCCGAGTCGGCAATTCCCGCCTCACCGAAGACCAAGTCCGCCAAATCAAACGCCGCCTGGAGCAAAAAGAGGCCCACGCTTCTATTGCACTAGACTATGGCGTCAAAACCGTAACAATCAGTGCCATCAGCTCCGGCCGCAACTGGTCTTGGCTATGAGTGACAACAGCGTCAGCCTCCGCTACGCCCAAGGCGAAGTATTCAGCAGCCGCAAACGCTTCCGCGTCCTCGTAGCAGGCCGCCGCTTCGGCAAAAGCTACCTCTCCTGCGTCGAACTCCTCCGTGGAGCAATCGAACGCCCCGGCGAAACCTACTTTTACTGTGCGCCGAGTTATCGCATGGCAAAAGATATTGTATGGAAATTGTTAAAAAAACTTGTCCCAAAAGCATGGGTAAAAAGTAAAAACGAAACCGATCTAAAAATCGAACTCGTAAACGGCTCCACCATCGAACTGAAGGGCACCGAAAACGCCATGGCCCTGCGAGGCCGCAGCCTGGCCGGCGTGGTGCTCGACGAAGCCGCCTTCATGGACTCCGAGGTCTGGTTCGAGGTCATCCGCCCCGCCCTCGCCGACAAACAGGGCTGGGCTCTCTTCATCTCCACCCCCGACGGCACCGCCAGCTGGTTCTACGACCTCTGGTGCTACGCCGACGAAGGCGACACTGACTGGCAGCGCTGGCAATTCACCACCATCCAAGGCGACAACGTCCCCGCCGCCGAAATCGAAGCCGCCCGCGCCCAACTCGACGCCCGCACCTTCCGCCAAGAATTCGAGGCCAGCTTCGAAAACCTCTCCGGCCTCGTCGCCATCTCCTTCTCCGACGACAACATCGACAAGCTGGTCCAAGACCTCCCGGTCCTCCCCCTCCTCATCGGCGTCGACTTCAACATCGACCCCATGTCCGCCGTCTGCGCCGTCAAAAAAGGCGACGTCCTCTGGGTCTTCGACGAAATCATCATGACCGGCGGCGCCACCACCTGGGACCTCTGCGAAGAAATCCAAACCCGCTTCGGCGTGGAGCGCCGCATCATCGCCTGCCCCGACCCCACCGGCGGTGCCCGCAAAACCTCCGGCGTTGGCGCCACCGACCACAACATCCTCCGCAAATCAGGCTTCACCGTCTCCAGCCCCCGCTCCCCCTGGAAAATCCGCGACAAAATCACCTGCGTCAACACCGCCCTCCTCGACGCCACTGGAACCCGCCGCCTCTTCATCCACCCCAAGTGCAAGGAACTCATCAAGTCCCTTCGCACCCTGACCTACGCCCCCAACACCGGCCTCCCCAACAAAAACCTAGGCGTGGACCACGCTTTCGACGCCCTCGGCTACCTCTGCCTCCAGACTTTTAACCTCGCCAAACCGGAATCCCTCGGCAAAACCAATTATCGTGTGTGGTAGTTCCCCCGTATAGCGGAATGGCAGCCAAAAAACCATCCAAAACCCAGAAAAAGGTTGCCAAAGTCATGCGCGAGTACGGCAAAGGCGACCTCCACTCGGGCAGCAAAAAGGGCCCCGTGGTGAAATCCCGCAAACAGGCCATCGCCATCGCCCTCTCCGAGGCTGGAATGGCCAAAAAATCCACCAAGAAAGGTAAAAAGTAATGGCTAAACCCGGTCTCTACGCCAACATCAACGCCAAGCGCAAGCGCATCGCTGCCGGCAGCGGCGAAAAAATGCGTAAGCCTGGCTCCAAAGGCGCCCCCACCGCCGCCGCCTTCAAAGCCTCCGCCAAAACCGCCAAGCGACCCAAAGGTCGCAAGTAAACCGGAGAAAAACAATGGCCGCCGTCGCTAACACTGCCAAGGACCACTTCACCAACATCGTCGAATACACCGGCGGCACCATGACCGCCGTCGACGACTGGATGGAAGTCCCCGCCCAGTCCTCCAGCTACACCTTCGCGGCTACCGTCACCGGCGGCGCCAACTTCCAGCTCGCCCTGGAGTGCAGCTTCAACGGCAACGGCAACTGGTTCACCATCGACAACGGCAAAACCATCAACTCCAACGGCCAATACGTCTACTTCTACGACGGCAAACCCGCCGCCAAAATCCGTATGCGCATCGCCTCCATCAGCTCTGGAACGCCAAGCATCGTCCCCCACATTGCAGTCGCATACCACGGCTAATGCGTATCCAAACCATCAACGGCGGCTGCGTCCAAATTGACATCGACGCAGAAGACGGCCTAACCCACGCCACCTTCGTCTTCAAAACCCCTTCCCTACCCGAAACCATCGGCGGTTTCGTCACAATGCTCACCCGCGGCATCGAAGTGCTGGTGCCAATCCCCGACCCCGACGACGAGGAGCCCGAAGAAGATGATTGAGTATCGTGGCGAACGCTTCGAGGGCTACAACAAGCCCAAGCGCACCCCCAATCACCCCAAAAAATCCCACGTCGTCCTCGCCAAAGAAGGCGACACAGTCAAACTCATCCGCTTCGGCCAACAAGGAGTCTCTGGATCTCCCGCCAAAAAAGGTGAATCTGCCGCCGATAAAGCTCGCCGCGCATCTTTCCAAGCCCGCCACGCCGCCAACATCTCCAAAGGCAAAATGTCCGCCGCCTACTGGGCAAATCGTGTCAAGTGGTAAGCGGTGCCAAAATAGAAGCAAAGTAGGAGTCAAGCCGTGGTCTACAGCGCCCAAATCCCCCCGACTGGCGCTGTAGTCAGCGAATCCCCCTTCGTCCGCAGCCTCGACGTCATCGCCATGATGCCCGACTGGAGCGTCATGGCCGCCGTCACCCGCGGCACCAACTACTTACGCGACCTCAGCGAAACCTACCTCCCCCAAGAACCCCGCGAAGACGACGACGCCTACCAAACCCGCGTCGACCGCTCGGTCCTAAGCCCCTACACCAGCCGCCTCATCGAAACGGCCGCTGGCGCCATCCTCCGCAAACCCATCCACATCGAGGGCGACCCCTACTGGCTCGACCTCGCCCAAAACATCGACGGCCTCGGCTCGAACATCAACGAGTACGCCCGCCGCGCATTGGTAAGCAGCCTCACCTACGGCCACAGCGCCATCCTCATCGACTACCCGGCCGCCACCCAAGTCCTCAACCTCGCCGAAGAACGAGCCCTGGGACGCCGCCCCTACTTCGTCCACATCGACGCCCCCCAAATCTGGGGCTGGCGCCAAGAAACCACCCTCCCCGGCTCCCCCCTCGTCCAAGTCCGCATCCACGACTACACAGTCCGCCCCCTCAACGACTTCGGCGAAGAACAGATCGAGCAGATGCGCGTCATCTACCCCGGCCGCTACGACCTCTACACCCTCGGCCAAGACGTCGTCGAGTTCAGCTCCACCGGCGACTACAGCCTCGACCAAATCCCCCTGGTCCCCATCTACAGCAACCGCCGCGGCATGTTGCGCTCCCAGCCCCCACTGCTTGACATCGCCAACCTCAACATCACCCACTACCAACGCCAAGCCGACCTCATCCACGCCCTCCACATCGCCGCCATGCCCACCCTCGTCCTAGAGGGCTGGGACGACACCACCGGCAGCGCCACCATGGGCGTCAACTACGCCATCGCCATGCAACCCGGCAACAAGGCGTACTACGTCCAGGCCGACGCCACCAGCTTCGACGCCCAAATGGCCGAACTCCAATCCCTGGAACAACAAATGTCCACCCTGGGCGTCACCAAGCTCTTCGGCCAGAAATTCGTCGCCGAATCCGCCGAGGCCAAGCGCATCGACCAAGCCCAATCCAACAGCGTCCTCTCGATCATCAGCCAAGAACTCGAAAGCGCCCTCAACCAAGCCTTCGCCTTCGCCGCCCAGTATGTCGGCATGGAACCCCCCGAAATCACCATCGACCGCGACTTCGACTACTACCGCCTGATCGGCCAAGACGTCTCCGTGCTGACCCAGCTAAACCAGATGGGCAAAATCAGCGACGCCATGCTGCTGGAGATCCTCCGCCGCGGCGAAGTCCTCCCCGACAACATCAACGTCGAAGACGAAGCCGAGGCAGCCCGCAGCAACATGCAAGCCCCCGAACTAATCGAAGCAAACGAAAACACCGGCGAAGACGACATGAACCAACGCGCCGAAATGTCCCCCGACCGCGTGGACCGCCTCATCGAACTGCTGTCCCGCTGATGGCCACCAAAACCGAGCAACTCACGCTCGCCCAAGTCACAGCCCTGGTCCGCCTGACCCAGCGCGTCGACGCCCTCAACACCATCCACTCCGGCGACGGCCCCCCACCCTCAACCCTCGGCACCCCCGGCGACTGGTACGTCGACACCACCGACCTCACCCTCTACGGCCCCAAAGCCTCCACCTGGGGCACCGGCATCGAAATAGCCACCCGCAGTCAAATCAGCGGCCTAACTGTCGGTGGCTCTCTCCCCGGCACCGGCGGCAGTGGCACCACAGCAACCATCTCCGCTGGTACAACAACCACCGGCGAACCCGGCACATCCGCCTCCGTCACCAACGTCGGCACCTCTACCGCCGCAATCTTCAATTTCACCATCCCTCGCGGCAACACCGGCCCCACTGGAGCCACCGGCCCCGCAGGCCCTACCGGCGCAACAGGCGCCACCGGCCCAGCCGGTCCCACAGGCCCTGCCGGCGAAACAGGCCCCCAAGGCCCCGCAGGACCGACTGGAGCGACCGGTCCTACTGGCCCCCAGGGTGAGCAAGGTCTTCAAGGCGAGACGGGTCCCGCAGGCCCTCAGGGCGAAACAGGCCCCGCCGGCCCCACTGGAGAAACCGGCCCGCAAGGCCCCCAAGGCAACGCCGCCACCATCACCATCGGCGCCGTCACCACAGGCTCCCCTGGAGCCAGTGCCGTCGTCACCAACAGCGGCACAAGCACCGCCGCCATCCTCAATTTCACACTACCCGTCGGAGACTTCTCGAACGCAGAGTTCGACGACGGAACTTTTTAAGGTCTCTTCTTGTAAACTAGAAGCGTCTATGTAGCACAAAACCGTGCCCGAAGAAACTCCGGCAACGCCAGCTCCTGTGGAGCCCGCTGCCCCTCAGCCCGTGGCTGAAACCGCCGATTACGCCTCCCAAATCGAGGCCCTTCGAGCCAAAAACCAAGAACTGATCGCCGAACGCCGCAAGGACCGCGAAAACCGCGAAGCCCTCCAAGCCCAAATCGACGAACTCCGCAACGCCCAAGAATCCGCCAAAACCGCCAAACTCGCAGAATCCGGCGAATTCAAAACCCTCTGGGAAGAAGCCCAACAAACTGTTGCCGACCTCAAACAACAACTCGCCGCAAAAGAATCCGAAGTCGATCAAATCCGCCAAGGCTTCACACAAGAACAACTCAAATCTGCCGCCATCGCCCAACTCTCCTCAGCTGGTGCGCTGGCGCCCGATCAGCTGTATCGTTTACTGCAGGAGAACCTTCGCGCTAAAGACGGTCAGCCCGTGGCTGTCGTCGGCGGCGTCGAAGTTCCAGTTGGCGAATACATCGCCAACCTCAAAAACCCCGGCAGCGGCTACGAGCATCATTTCGCAGCTACGAACCGCGCCGGCATGGGTGTAGCAGGCAGTGCCCGCTCCACCAGCCTCCCCGGCCAATCCAACCCCTGGCTTAAAGACAGCTGGAACGTCACCCAGCAGATGATCCTTCTCAGCAAGGATCCCGACAAAGCCAGGCTGCTCCGCGCAGAAGCCGGAGCCCAGTAGCCCCTGTGGGGCACCTCCCCCGTAAACCCACCTGGAGCCCACAATGGCTGCTTCTCTCGAAAACTATTCCGGCGGTACATTCCTGTCGGATCTTGTCTCCCGCCCCGAGTTCCTCGCTTACACCAGCGAGGGCATCTTCGAGCAATCGAAGTGGATCCAAAGCGGCATCGTCCAGCGCAACGCTGCCCTGGATGCCCGCAGCGGCGGCACCCGCGTCCGCGTCCCCTTCTTCGACCCCATCAACCCCACCGAAGAGCAAATCCTCTCCTCGGCTGCCTGGGGCACCTCCGGCGCTGGCTATCTGACCCCTCAGAAGTCGACCGCCGACGAGCAGATCATGACGATCCTGCACCGTGGCTTCGCCTACGCCGCTGACGACCTCAGCAAGCTGGGCTCTGGCGCCGACCCCCTGGCCCACGTCCGCAACCAGCTGACCGCCGCCATCAACAAGCTGAAGACCACCACCCTGAAGAACCAGCTCCTGGGTCTTTTCGGCGGCATCTCGGCTGCTGGTGTCATCGGCGCCAACCAACTGGACGCCTCCTACGCTGGTGTCCCCGGCTCGGTCACTGAGGCCAACTACCTCAACGTGGCCAACATCGTCAAAGCCAAAGCCAAGCTCGGTGAGCGCGGCGACGAGCTTGACGTCATCGCCATGCACTCGAACGTGGCCTTCTACCTGCAGCAAGTCGGGATGCTGACCTTCAGCACCTCGGCCCTGTCGGCCAGCGGCTCCATCGTCTGGGGCGGCGGCGGTGTGGGCGTGACCCAACCCGAAGTGGCCACCTTCGCCGGCCTGCGCGTCGTCATCGACGACCAGCTGACCTACCTGACCGGCGGTACTGCCACCCACGCGGTGAAGTACCCCGTCTACATGTTCAAGTCCGGCGTCATCTCCGAGGGCATCCAACAGGACCTGCGCCTCGCCGCCGACCGCAACATCCTCTCCATGCAGGATGTCGTCGCAGTGGACTACCACTACGGCTACCACGTCACTGGCACCAAGTATTCCAACGCCACTGACAACCCGACCAACGCCGCCCTTGCCACCACCGGCAACTGGGGCCTGGTCTACAGCACCACCAAGATGGTGCCCATCGTGCGCCTGCTGGTCAACACCCCGCTGGACACCTCCGCCTACGCCTGATCTCCAGGCACATAAGCAAGGCCCCCAACCGGGGGCCTTTTTTCATGTCACTCAATCCCCAACCGCATCTTCTCCTGCCGCTCAAACACCTGCGCCGAATCAATCGCCATCTTGTACGACTGGAGCACCAACTGGTTCACCAACACATACGACACTTCCAACTTCTCGCAGATCTCGGGGACGTTGGCACCGTCCTCTCGCATTGCCTGCACCTGCTTAGCAACATCAGCCCAAACCCGAGGCTTAGTCGCATCCACAACCTTTTCGGCTGCGTTTACGCTGCCTTCAGAAGCACTTCTGCGCGTAGCCATGAAAAAAGTCCGTCTCTTCGTACTACAGGATAACCTCCGTCGCGTAATCGACGTCCCATACGGCCAACACACCGAAGCACAGGCCGATCTCGAAATGTCTGGAGCGACCATTTACCACGCCTCCGTCCTCAGTCAACCCAAGAAATCAAGAAAACTTACAGCCGAGGCTAGACTCAGACAAAGACTGTACTGACCGTGGCCGCCGTCATCGACGCAACCTTGTCTGGCGCCAACGCCAACTCGTACGTGACGCTCGCAGCCGCTGACGCCTATTTCGAGACGGTCCCCGACAGCACCAACTGGACCAGCAAGTCCACCGACGCCAAAAACCGCGCCCTGATCTCCGCCACCCGCTGGATCGACGCCCTCAGCTTCTATGGCGACCGCTGCACCACAACCCAATCCCTCAAGTGGCCCCGCGAGGACTACACCGTCGACGGCATCGACCTCGCCTGCACCCTGATCCCCGAGCCCATCAAGGTCGCCACCTACGAGCTGGCACGCGCCCTCGCCAACGACACTGACGCCATCATCGGCACCACTGGTACCACCGGCATCTACGACGAAGTCGAACTCGGCGAACTCCGCGTCAAGTACAACAAAACTTCACAAACCAGCGGCGTCGTCAACAACGTCTTTGACGTCTACCCCTGGCTCCAGTCCTACCTCGGCCCCTACTGCATGGGCGGGGCCGCCAACTACGCCGTCCGTCTATTCCGAGGCTGACATGGGCCTGATCGACGACACCTTCGCCTCCATCCCGGCCCCCCTCCTCAACGACTGGGGCCAAACCATCACCTACATCAAAACCACTACCCCCCGCACCTACGACCCAACCACTGGAGCAGTCACTGGCGCCGACACCAACGTCAGCATGAAGGCGCTGATCGTCCGCCTCACACCACGCGAATCCGAAGGCCTCTACCAAGCCACCGACATCAAAGTCATCTTTGGCACCGCCGAGCTTGGCACCTACTACCCCACCGAAGCCGACCGCATCCAGTACACCCAAGACGGCGCAACCCGCGAGGCCAAAATCATCAACATCACCACCTACCGCGGCGACAACCCCGTCCTCCACACCGTCATAGCGAGGCCCCAGTAATGGCCGCCCTATCCCAACTGGAACGCGACCTCCGCACCAAGCTCAACAAAACCGTGCGGACAGTCGCCCGCAACATCATGAACGACCTTGCGGAAGCGGGTCCGGTCTGGGGCGGCGAGTTCCGCGACAGCTGGGAAGCCTACGCCCCAAGCGTTGGTGCAGCTATCCCAGGACAGTACCCATACACTCTCTCCGACATTCCCGAACTCCCTGTAACCAAGCGGGAGATGGAGCGTGTAACAAAACTGATCATCGGCAACCGTGCCCCTTACGCCATGGTGGCCATGGACTTGGTCGCCCCGAGCGACGGTTTCCGCTACCCCGGCTACGAACCCGAGGGTGACGTCGTTTTCCGCGGCACTCGTCCCGAAGGGGGTCGCCGCGGTGACATCGGCCCCAAAGTCCGAGGCGGCTCCGACAACCGCTCCACCGCCCCCCTTGACTGGTACACAACCTACGCACAGGGCGGCAAAATGCAAAAAGCCCTCGAACGCGGCATCAAAGCTGAGTTTCAAGCATGAACTACCAAGCCATCCGCGCCGCAGTCGAAAACCCTCTGCTGACCGCCTTCAGCGCACTGGTGCCCCCAGTGCCCGTCTACTTCGACAACATCACGGCAGTCCCACCCAACACAACCACGGAATACGTCCGCGTCAACATCACCTTCGGCATCACAAACGAGCCAACCCTTACCACCAGCGTCGACCACGCTCGTGGTGCCCTCATCATTCGCATCTTCACAGAAAAAGGACGCGGCCCTTCCCGCAACCAAACCCTGTTGACGACAGCCGTCAACACCCTAGAAACAATCAACGCCACTGCCAAACCTTCTACTGGAACATTCTTCCGCCTCGGCGAAATTAACGGGCCAATCTTCTCAACAACCGAAGACGCCCCACACTTCATGGGCCGCATCGACACCAACTGGGTAGCAACAGTCCTCTCTTAAAGACTCTTGCTATTGTTGTAAAAGCCGGGCAGTGCCCGCCCCCACTGCCTTTACCCCTCGGTAAGCCCCATGGCCACAACCGTTCTGTCCGGCACGTCCGGCGCCCTCTACTACAAGCCCGCTGGCACCACCGGATCGTTCGGTGAATCCAACGTGACCACCGCTACCGACACCATTACGGTCCAGACCTACCTGAACTTCAAGGTCGGCGATCCTGTGGTGTTCAGCGTCATCAACAGCCAGACCGGTGGAGCCGGCAGCGGCACTCTTCCCGCCGGCCTGAGTGCTGCCACCACCTACTACGTGATCTCGTACACCGCTGCCACCGGTGCTCTGCAGGTTTCTGCCACCGCCGGCGGCGCTGCTGTCGACATCACGGATGACGGCACCGCTGTTGCCCCCAACGAGTTCCAAGTCGCCTACGCCGACTTCGCTGTTGTCGGTCAAGTCCGCGACTGGAGCTTCGAGATCAGCCGCGCCGAGATCGACGTCACCACCATCGGTCAGACTCCCGGCCAATACGTCCCTTTCCGCACTTACATCAGCGGCTTCGGCGATGGCACCGGCACCGCCACGGTCTACATGACCAACGAGGACGCCGCCCTCTCCAACCGGATGATCCAGGATGTCCTGCAGCGCCAACAAGACGGCGCCGCCTTCAAGCTCTACACCGACCGCGTCTTCAGCGGCGGCACCCTGAGCGAAACACTCAGCCGCTCGATCTCCTTCGACGCCGTGCTGACCTCCGCCAGCCTGAACATCAACCCCGACGACGCCCAGTCCGTCACCGTCAAGTTCCGCCCCGCTGGCACCCCCACTTTCGACTTCAGCAAGAGCTGAAATCACACAACAAACACCAGGCCCCGCTTCGGCGGGGCTTTTTTGTTGTCTACTCCGCTACACTAGAAGCATCAACACCCTCGTTGTATGCCAGTTCCAGTTCGCGCCATTGACCGCCTCCGCAAGGCCGCCAACCTGGAGCCCGTCAAAAAGACCGTCGACCTCTCGGACGGCAGCACTTTCGAGCTGTGGGTCACTCCCCTGACCATGGCCGAGCGCGAACGCGCTCAGAAACAGGCCAAGTCCGACGACGCCAACGCCTTCGCTCTCCAACTGCTGATCACCAAGGCCCTCGACGAATCCGGCGCCAAACTTTTCAACGCTGGCGAGATCGACGTCCTTAAGAACGAAGTCAAGGACAAGGACCTCCAAGCCCTGATGCTCGCCATCATCACCGACGACGCCGAGCCCCTCGACCCAAAGAGCTGAGCGCCGAACTCCGCAAGGACAACTGGCTCATGCTCCAGTTCGGAGTCGCCAAAGAGCTAGGCAAATCCCTGCGCGAGGTCCGCGCCTCAATGACCGCCGAAGAGCTGATCGGCTGGAGCGCCTACTTCCAGATCCTCAACGAGGACCAACAAAAAGAGCTAGACAAAGCCAAACGCCGCCACTAACCCCGGCGGCTTTTTTCTCGCGTACACTGGTAAAACAGGACTCAGGCGCCGGTGGCCAACTACAACGCCAACATCAACATCACTGTTGCTGGTGCGTCGCGCCTGAACGCAGTAACAGCTTCCGTCGAACGTTTAAATAACTTAAGCCAGAATTTAAAACCCTTAAATTTACTTGCACCTGGCGGCGGAAAGCTGGGCGACTCGATTCGCCTAGCTATCAAACCGATCAACGATTTTGCCCGCAGCGTACAGAACGGTAATAAACGAATCTCCAATACTTTCGCTGGTGCAGTCCAACAAGCAAACGTATTCCGAACCGTTCTAGAAAACGTAAAAGTAGCTGCAGGCGGCTATGAAAAGCAATCTGCATCTGTAAAACTTTATGCTAATGCTCTTGCCGAAGCAGAAAAGCAAGCAAGCAAACTTTCGATTGCTCAGAATGATCTTGCGCGAACTGCAAAAGGTTTACAAACTCAAGCTGAGCGTGATTTTGAATATTACCGTCGACTAAATACTATTCAAAGCGGACGGATTAAACAGCGCCAACAAGAAGCACGCGCAGCACAAGCCGTAAATGAAGCAGAACGTATTGCTGCATCTGTTCGTGAACGTGAAACGGCTAGAGTTGCTGCTCAACAAGCCCGAGGTAAAAGAATTCGCGGAGCTGTCAGTGAAGGAATTATCGGCGGTTCTTTCCCTTTACTGTTCGGTCAAGGCCCTGGAGCTGCAGCGGGAGGCGCAATAGGCGGTATCGCAGGCGGACTTCTCGGTCCAGGTGGTGGATTTGCTGGTTCGCTTCTTGGCACTCTTCTTGGTGGTATAGCTGAACAGGGAAACAAAATTAAAGAACTAGCCGGAGATATAGGATTTACTGCTCAGCAGACACTACAACTACAAGCAGCCTTTAAATTAGCCGGTGCCGACGCAGAAAAATTTACAGAAGCTGTTCAAAACATACGCGGCGTCGGTTTAGAAATTGAAGATCAAGCGAAAGCGATTCAACTTGTCAGCGTACTTACAGAAAAATTCGGAGGGAACATTACAAAGGTAACTAACGCACTAACAAGTGTTTTAGAAAGTGGTAAAGTAACACAAGCAACACTTAATCAGCTGTCTAGCCAAGGTATAGATATACAAGGTGCTCTAGCAACTAAGTATAAAACTAACCGAGACACCATTCTCCAGATGGCAAAGGACGGGAAAATTTCTGTCCAAGACTTAATAAATACTATGGTTGATTTAGGCAACAAAGGCACAGGTGCTGTAAATAAAAATAAGACAGCTGTAGATGTACTTAAAGATTCCTGGGATGCTCTAGCGACGGCTATAGGTAACATTGCAGCGACTATCGTAACGAAACTAACACCAGTATTTGACTGGCTTGTTCGCCGTTTAGCCGATATTGTAAACATCGCTGCAAATGCTTTTGCTCAAATAGGTGCTCTTGTAGATAGAGCAGCTATGGGGCCAAAAGCTGCAGCTGTAAAAGCAGTACAACAAGGTAAATTACCTTTCGGTACTCAAGGTGTTGTTGAACTACTCGGAGAGTCAAGAACTAGGCAGCTACAGAAGCAAGCCGGTCCGGGTATGTTAGGAATCGGTTTTAACACCGATAAATTTGTAAAGCTGCTCCAGCAACAACCGGAATTTAAAACTACAGCCGCTGGGGCGTTACCTACTGTATCTACATTTAAAGCTCCTACTCAATTCACAGAAGCAGCCGGCGGCTCTAAGACTAGAAAGAATAAGGCGGCAGACGACGCAGCCCGTGAAGCTGCACGAGTTGCGGAAGTCATCCGTGACCGCATGGCCGAAACCGAAATGCTTCGGATTCAAGGCCAACTTCAGGAAAAAATCGCTAACGCCGAGCTGGTGAAAGATGCCAGCCTTGTGGCCAGATTGAACGGCGAAAAAGAGATACTCGACATCCAGTACAGATACGCACAAGCACTGGCAAACGAGCAAAACATAAATGCTCAGCAGGCAATCGTACAAGAAGGTTTGCAAGCTATCGAAAACTCGCGCCTAAACACGTTACTAAAAGTAGAAGAAATTGAAGCGCAAAGAACAGAAAAGTACACCGATTTGCTTACAAAATTTGACCGAGAGATTGAATTAGCTGGCATTAAAGACGAAGCCGCCAAAAAACTCCGTCAGATCGAGTTCGACATCATCGACCTACGTAAACAAGGAATCCTCCTGACCGAAGAGGAGATTACGGCCTACAGAAACCGCGCCGTCGCAGCTGCTGGTACTGGCACCAAAGGACCGGGCCAAAAACGCATGGAAGAACTCAAAGCCGAACTGGCCGAACTGACAAATCTGGAAAATGTCGCTGTGCTTGCCGCAGACAACATGGGCAACGCCTTCGGTCAAGCGTTCCAGGAAATCATCAACGGCTCATCCAGCGCACAAGAAGCTCTCGCCAACATGATGAGAAGCATCGGCGAAAACTTCATCAACATGGCTGCCCAAATTATCGCTAAGCAGACCACAATGGTAATCCTGGGCACGATCCTTAAAGCCTTAGGTGTGTTCACCGGAGCGGGCGGTGGAGGCGGCGGTTTCTCCAGTAACGCCGCAGGTTTCGGCGGCTCCGTCGACGCTGGAATCCCGGCGTTGCCCGGAATCCCCGACTACAGCGGTGCCTTCCGCGCCAATGGCGGTCCCGTCTCTGCTGGATCTCCTTACGTCGTTGGCGAGCACGGCCCCGAGCTGTTCGTGCCAGGGCGTAACGGCAGCGTTGTTTCCAACTCCGGCCTGCGCGATGCAATGGGCGCCGCGCCAGGCAGCAGTGGCTCACCGGTGCTCAACATGAGCTTCCAGACAACCAGCATCGGCGGCGTAGAGTACGTCAGTAGAGACCAACTGGAGGCGGCCATGGCCGAAACCCGCCGCCAAGCCACCCGCGACGGCGCCAATCGCGGCATGACCATGACACTGGATCGCATCAAGCAATCCCCCCAAACCCGTAGCCGCATCGGTATCCGCTGATGGCCGCGTTTCCCTCGATCACCCCAACCGGCCGCAGCTTCCGCCCTGGCGTGTACCCGCAAAAGGCATACCGCGCCCTTAGTGGTGCAGTCGTCAAGCGCACCTACGGCAATTCACCGTACGGCGCTCAGCTCGACCTGGAGTTCGACAGCATCTCCGACGCCACCGTCGTCACCCTGCTAGACCACTACCGCAGCCAAACCGCCGCCAACCGCCGCTTCACCCTCAGCAGCAACGTCACTGCTGGCATGTCCAGCACCTTGGCCGCCCGCGCCAATGCAAGCATTGACGGCCTCCGCTGGGAATACGCCGGCCCGCCTGAAGTGCAAACCATCCGCCCCGGCATCAATAACGTCCGCATCAACCTCGCTGGCGAAATTCGCAACCCGCTGCTTGACGACTGATGGACATCCGCATCTGTCAGTTCTTCGATCTGACCACCAGCACCGGCAACCGCCACTTCTTCCAGAACTACTTCGCCAACCAGAACAAGGTCTACGCCGGCCGCACCTACAGCTTCGCCCCATTCCGCGCCGAGGGCGCCATCGCCAGCCTCAACGGTGAAAACAACATCCTCCAGATCCTCTTCCCCAACCTCGACATCTCAGTCGCCATGCTCTACGCAGGTGATGGCAACCGCCTCAGCACGCTGGAACTCGCCACTGTCTGGCTAACCGCTGACGGCAGCTACACCAACAACATCCAAGTCGAGTATTACGTCGGCGTCGGCAGCAGCATCAGCGACACCACGCTGGAGCTGCGCTTCCGCTCTGCAATCGACAGCGTCACCAGCAACTTCCCTAACCGCATCCTTACCCGCGAACTCGTAGGCCCCCTGCCACTGGACTCGCAACTGGTCCTCCAGTGATCAACGTCAACGACCTCATCGGGCTGACCTACGGGTGGGACCATCGCCCCGGTGACGGCAGCGACCAAACGGACTGCTTCCAACTTGCCTGCGAAATCCACCGCCGCTTTGGCTTTGCGGACTACGCACCAGCCTTTGCCTGGGTCTACAACGAGTTTGACGACGATACCTTCCCGCGAGTCCGCATGGCCCGCTGGCTCCTGCAAAACGGCAGCCGCTTGACCACTCCCCGCCCCGCCGCCGTCGCCTTACTGCCCTCCGACGTTGGTGCAGCCCTTGGCACCGTCATGGAAGACGGCAGCACTGTTTTCATTGGTCCGTCTCATAATGTAGTAAGAGCCAAGCTGCCAGAAGGCACCGGCCAACTCTTCTGGATGGAGCGATGACCCGCAAGCTGCTGCCCTACGAGCACGACCTCATCGCCACCCTTGGCATCACCAAAGAAGAATATCTCGACTTCCTGGCGATCCAGCAAACCTATACCGACGCAAAAGAAGGCACAATTTTTGACATCCGCAACGACCCTGTTTCTATCGTTCTTGCCGTCATCGGCATCATTTTTCAAGTCGTCTCTGTACTGCTGACACCGCGCCCTGAGATCCCGTCGATTACGGCCGGCGGCGAACGCCAGACCCGTGAACAACGCTTTTCGCCCCGGTTCGGCTTCAACAGCGTCCAAGAACTCGGCAAATACGGCGACACCGTGCCGCTGGTCTATACCGACCGCTCCGACAGCGGCAACCCCAACGGCGGCGTCCGTGTCGCTGGCACCCTCCTCTGGAGCGCCGTCCGCAGCTACGGTAGCAACCAATTCCTGCAAATGTTGATGCTGCTGACCGGCGGCCAAATTACCCGCGTCGACATCAACAAATCCGCCTTCGGTCAAACAGTCATCACCGACCTTATCGCCCAGAACAAGTGGATTTACATGGGCCTCACAGGCCCTCTCCACTGGTTCAACGAAGCCAGCTTCTCCAGCGACTCCGACCCCACCAAGTACGGAAGTGCAAATGAGAATCCTTATCGTTTACAGCCCGGCATCGAAAACACCCGCGTAGACGGCTTCAGCCAGGCCTATTCCCCCAGCAGCTCGAACATCTTCGGCGGTTACAGCCCCGTCCCCATCAACGTCAAGACCTACCTCCGTAACGAAGCTGGCGACAAAGGCAGCACCGATATTCAAATAACCGCCTCTTCCCAAGCCTGGAACACCGGCGCCCTTGCCGTAATCCCGCTCAACCAAACGTTGCAAATCCGTTTTGCCTCCACGGCAAATTCCCCCGATGGCGCAACGTTTGAGGATGACCTGGTGCGTACCGCAATGGATACGCGCCGCACATTAGCCAGCGTTTTCGACGACGCCGGCATCTTCAAGCTCGGCTCCGCTCGCTACCGCACCAATCGCATCACTGGTACGACCACCGACGAAGGTGATTTTGTCGTGGATCTGGTCTGTATTGAAGCCGGCCGTGCTCCATCGCTTAACTATACCTACGACGAAGTTATCGACACGGCTCAAGATGTAATAAATAGCCCAGACTATCAAAGATGCAAGCGGACAGTTGATAACTTACTGGCACTTGATCAACGCAACACAATGGCCACCGCTTACGACAGCGACGGTAACTATCAATACGATTATCTGCAATACGGAGGATCGATACCGGAAAACGAAAGGTTTGTTGTTTTAGACGCCCAAGCTCTTCTTAACTCAGGAAACATATACGGTATCGAATCTTATACAGCTAACTACTACGATTATGACTACGGCGAAGAACGCTACTACACCGATTACCGCCTGGTATTTTTTCGTGCAATTACACCTGCTGAACGCACAGACATACAGCGCTTTATCGAACTTGAAAATGCCAGACAGGTTGGCAGCGACGATCTGTTTTACCTAAAAGCAATAACCCGCGTCGAAGAGGCCTCGTACACCACGGTCTCCCAGTGCAACATTGTCGACATCGCCTTGAAAGCGCAGGTATACCGGCGTATCTCGGGTAGACAGCAAAGCTACGGCAGCCAGCGTCGTGCAGGTTACGCCGCCAGCGACAACGGCATCCAGCAGCGAACGTCCATGTTCTTGCTGCACTACCGCATCGCCGGTGGTGCCTACACCACAGCACCTGGCATTTTTGTCGTGCGCCGCGCCGCCGAACAAGACAACTTCATCTACATCAAATTCAACGGCGGCTTTACACCGCAAAACTGGCAGTTCCGCCTAGAACCAATCCTTGATCCGTTAGCTGAGATCGCCAAGCACAGTTTCTTGCGCCAAGCTAACGGCCTTGTACGTTATTTCTACCTGCAAAACTCAGGCAACGCAGCCACTTTCAATCTAGGTTCCGGTCGCACGCTCTACTTCACCGGCTTCACCCAAGACAGTCAAACCAGCGGGCTGCCTCCACTCAACGAATCCGCCAACGGCACCAACGAGTGGGACCTTTTCAGCCTCGATGCCGACACCCAACTACAAACATCCTTCGAGCGCGGCCCCGAACTGGCCATCACCGCTGTCAGCGAGCAGTTGATACAAAATTTTACGCCTGCGCTGTACTCCAACCTCTCGCTTGTTGGTTTTAACGTCTTCAGCGGCAAGAGTTTGCAGGACATGCGCTCGTTCTCCACGTTTATCACTGGAGGCAAACCAGTGCGTCGACTCCGTACTTACTTCCCCGACGAAAACGGCAATCCCTGGGGCAGCGCAAACTACAACTACTACCCCGCTCAACCAGACGGCCCCACCAGCTTCGCGCCGGATATTTTCCTGGACACAATTCTTGACACACAAGATGGCATTGGCAACTACGCCAAGATCAACGGCATCGACATTCGCCAGCTTGCAATCACCAAACGTTTCTGCGATGCAAATAACCTATACATGGATGCCCTAATCGCTGACCGCCAAAACTGGCGCAGCTTCTGGGCAGCCAACGCACCTTTCAGCCTGCTGGAATTTGCCCGCATGGGCGGCCGCGAAACCCTAATCCCGAGCGTCCCATACAACGAACTCACTGGCGCCATCCAACGCCAAATCCAAGTCTCCGCCCTTTTCAACCAAGGCAACATCCTCGAAGACAGCTACAAAGAAGAGTTCTTGGATTACGACTCGAACGTCCAAGACATCATCGCCACTGTCATTTACCGCTCGCTTGACAGCAACGGCACCTTTTCCGTAAACCGCTCGATCACTATCCAGCGCAGCGATACCAATCCGGCCAACGCCATCCTCCAGTCCTTCGACGCATCCGCTTTCGTCACCAACGAAGCCCAAGCGATTCTTTTCGGCAAGCTGATGTGTAACACCAGACGCTACGTCCGGTCCGCCATCGAGTTCAAGACTTTCCCCACCACAAGCCCCATCTCACCAGGCTCGTACATCTACGTCGACATCGGCCACAACTCTTGGGACGGCATCACCGCCGGCGTCGTCGGCCCCGGCGGCAAACTCAACTCTCCAGTTGACAACACAGTTCGTAACGGCAGCTACTCCTTCCTTCTCTACCAAAGCGGCAACGGCGTGGTGCAGACCACGGCCACTGTCACGGACAACATCGCGGCAGCCCTGGCCACCCGCGAAGGCTACCTGTACGTCCTTGGCACTAAGGTCAAATCCCGCCGCGTCTTTCGCGTCAACGAAGTCCAGATGGACGAAGAAGGCGAAGTAACGGTTCGCGGCACAATCTTTCCTTGCGATGCCAGCGACAATTCCTTGATCGCAGACTTCTCAGACAACCTCTTTACTATCCAACGCTAGACTGATCCCATCAAGCTACGCCTGTCATGGCCTTCTTCACCGGACGCACTGGTGCGTTGTACCTCACCACTGCTGGTTCAGGTGCCGTGACGCCATCCAGCACTGAACAAGCCCTTAAGCTCCGCGATTGGTCCCTTGAAACCAGCCTGGAACTGCTGGAAACCACCACCGTTGACACCGCCGTCAAAAGCTATACCCCTGGTGCCGTCAGCTCGACCGGCAGCGCCACCGTTCTGTACTACCGCCGCGAAGGCACCACCAGCACCGAGCCCGGCGTTCAGTTCGATCAGTTCCTGGACAAGCTGATGAAAACCACCACGGCAGGCGTCACCGAGTCTGACCGCGTTGGCATCATTCTCCGCGTCGGCCAAACCCCCGGATCCAGCGGCGACATCAAAGACGACATCGCCTTTAACGCCTACATCACCAGCGCTTCGATGCAAGTCTCGACTGGTGAATTGACTTCAGTGGCCATCCAGTTCACTGTAGACGGACCCTTCCGCGAACTGATTGACGCATGACGTACTTCCTAGGGCAGTACGGCAAAGTCAAACTTCGCCGTAAAGCAGCTGGCACATTCACCAGCTCAGTTCTGCCTGCAGACGTCAACACAACTCTTAACCGCGTCGGTTTTGAGGGCTCCGTCGACAACCTGCTTACTGGAGATCAACTGGTCATCACCACCACAGACGCCCGAGGGCTCGACTTTTTACCCAGCTCAACCTGGCCCGACGGCGGCGGCGCAACATTTAAAGAGGTCGTTGCCTACGCCAACGTCAATGCCATCGGTGGTGTCCGCCTTTTTGAAACCTTCAGCGCTGCCATCAACAACGACCGCAGCGTCGAGTATCCCCTGGAATCGTTCGCAGGCAGCGCCCTGCCAATCACCGTGCAGATTTACGGTTCCGTGGAGCGCGTCCTTGGTGATGTCCGAGGCTTTAGCTTCAACACCGACCGCGAATCCCTGGAAACCACAACCATGTCCGACCGCTTCAAGCGGATGTATTCGGCTGGTCTGATTAGCGGCTCTGGCTCGATCGACTGCATCTTCAACACAAGCAACAGCGGCCTAGTGGAAAATCCGCTGCTGATGCTGCAACTGATTAACCGCACCGACATCGGCAGCGAGTTTGACTGTTACCTCCAGCTCACCGAAGACGAAAACTACCCTGGCGCTCAAGACATCTACTACGAGTTCCAGGCGATGGTCACACGCACTGGAATTGAAGTCACCACAGACCAAACCATCAACTGCGCCATCGACTTTGTTACCACTGGCGAAATCAAACTACTGATCGGTGAGCCCTCTGGCTACATCCTCAAGGAGGACACCGACCGGATCCGCCTGCAGCAAAACCTCGACTTCCTCCTCACTGAAGTCACCGACTAAACTGCTAGAAGACTTTGCTGTAGCCGGAGCTGGCGCATGGCTGACCAGAGAATTACGCAGCTAACCCAGCTCTCCGAGGCTGACGTCGCGGCCGTTGACGTCCTACCCATCGTAGACATATCGGCCAGCGAAACCAAGAAAGTCACCGCCAAAGACCTCTTCGAGGCTGGTGCCAGCCTGGCAGACAGCTCCAGCATCGATCTCGCCAAGCTCAACCAGAGCAGCGTCACCAAACTCGGCACCACCGCACTGGCCGACGACGCAATCACCGCCGCCAAGCTGGCCAACGACTCCAGCATCAACTACGGCACAACCGCCCCCGTCTCCGACAATTTCGAGGGCCGTGGCCACGTCAGCAGCAGCACCAAATACTTCAGCGTTTGGGACGGCAGCACTTTCCAGCAGGTCATCACCCCGACCGCGGGCATCGAAAACCTAGCGGTCACAACCGGCAAGATTGCCGACAACGCTGTCACTACGGCCAAAGTCGACGCCTCCGGCCTTGGCACGGCTGCCTTGGCCGACAGCGCCGTCATCGCTGCCAAAATTGCCGACGGCACCATCACCTCCAGCAAATTTCAAGCTGGCGCTGTCGATGCGGCTGCTATCGCCACCAATGCCGTTGGCGCGGCCGAACTGGCTGACGATGCGGTCGACACCGCTGCCATCGTCAACGCGGCCGTCACCGAGGCCAAACTCGCCACCGGTGCCGTCACCGAGACAAAACTCGGCGCTGGTGCCGTGACCGTCAGCAAAATAGCTGACACCCAGATCACCTACGCCAAGCTGAACCTGGCTGACGCCAGTGTCCCCGGCGCCAAGCTGACCGGTGCATCGGTTACTACCACGCAGATCGCTGCTGACGCAATCGCCACCAGCCAGATCATCAACAGCGCGGTCACAACCGCCAAAATTGCCGACGACGCGGTCACAGTCGACAAACTCGGCGCTGGCGCTGTCGATACAACCGCCCTTGCCAGCGACGCTGTCACCACCATCAAGGTGGCCGACGACGCGATCACCTACGCCAAGATCCAAAACGTCAGCGCTACCGACAAGCTGCTGGGTCGCTCCAGTGCTGGTGCCGGCAACATCGAAGAGATCACCTGCACCAGTGCCGGCCGGGCGCTACTTGACGACGCCGACGCTGCCGCCCAACGCACCACGCTTGGCCTTGGCACCCTTGCTACCCAAGATGGCACGTTCAGTGGCACGCACTCCGGCACCAGCAGCGGCACCAACACCGGCGACCAAACCATCACCCTGACCGGTGATGTAACTGGCACAGGCACCGGCAGCTTCGCCGCCACGATTGCCGCCGACGCCGTCACAACTGCAAAAATCCTCGACGCCAACGTCACCACCGGCAAACTGGCCGCCGGCGCCGTTACCGGCCCCAAACTGGCCGCCGACTCCAGCACCATCGTCAGCGGCAACGCCCCCAGCGGCAGCGGCGACTTCGAGGGCCAAGGCTGGATCAACACCAACACCGGCCTCAATTACGTCTGGACTGGTGCAGCTTGGCAGCAGGTCGCAGCGCTGCAGACCATCACCTTCAGCGATACCACCCCGCTGGCGTTCTCGGTCACAAAACCCGACAACTTCAGCGCAACGATCACCACGAGCCTCGACACCCAAACCGCTGGCACGAT